TACCTCTAGGAAACTTTGTATCTTTCCCCGCAGAGATAGCAAGAACAGGAACAAACATTGTTAGACGTGCCTTAAGAGAAATTAATGAGACGATTGAAATAACTGATGGTGCCGGTAAAGTTCTTAAAACTGTTTCCCCTTTAAAAGGTATTGGTTACACTAGATTATTTGGTTTCACTACAACAGTTGCAGCTATACCCGTTGCAACAACAGCAGCTTTCCAAGCTCTGTACGACGTAACTGATGAAGAAAGAGAAGCCATTAGAAGATTTGCCGCGAAGTGGTCTAAGAATTCTACACTCCTACCTATGAAAGATAAGGATGGTAATTTTAAATACGTAGATTTTAGTCACGCTAATGCATACGATACATTAATAAGGCCTTTACAAACTTTAGTTAATTCTGTTCAAGACGGTAACAAAGACAACGACGGTATGATGGATGACTTAATGAAAGGAGTACTAACGGCTATGTCAGAATTTGCACAACCCTTTATATCAGAATCTATTTGGACTGAAGCTGCGTTCGATATTATTGTGAGAGGGGGTAGAAGTAGAGAAGGTTTCCAAGTTTATAATGATCAAGACAATGACGGCGATAAAATAAGTAAAATCATAGGTCACTTAGTTAAAGCTCAAATGCCTTTTTCATTAGACCAATTAAAAAGATTAGATAGATCCATAAAACAAGTAGATGTGCTTACGAAAGGTAAGTACGATGAGTATGGACAAGACTTTGAATTTGGTAATGAGTTCGGAGGTCTATTTGGATTTAGAGCGGTCGAAGTAAAACCTGAACGAACTATGAACTTTAAAGTTGCTGACTATCAAAAAGGTATAAGAGATTCTAGATCTCTATTTACTAGGGTGGCTCTTAAAGGTGGGCCCATTGAACCAAGAGAAATTGTAGATGCATATATAAATTCAAACCGTGCATTGTTTGGTGTAAAGAAAAATTTAAAAGGGGACATGGATGCAGCAAGATTGCTCGGTATATCTGATGAAAATTTTTATGGGTCCCTAGAAAGAATTTCTAATAGAGAAATAAACGCAATTGAAGATAATATATTTAACCCATCTACTATTTCAATAGATGTACAACATGCATTTGCAGATAACGCTGCTGCATTAGGAATGGCTGATCCTTTTGACAAAGCTGCTAGTGTTATTGGAGATCTTCAATCTAAAATGGCCAATGTTTCATTAGCCTTACCCGAGTTCCCTGTATTTGAGAATCCTTTGATGCCAATTATGCAGGACACGCCGATCACACCTACGTCATTAAATCTACCACAAGTTGATGCTGGTGCACTACAAAACCAAGTGTCCGGTGGTAACTTTGCTGGCTTGACAAACAAACAAAAATTCGATTTATTATTTCCCAATGGCTAAAAACGCATTACAAAAAATAGAATCACATGAAAAGTTATGCAGAATTATGCAGAAACAAACTCATGATAAAATACTTAAGCTTGAGAGCCAAATTAATAGGGTAGAAAGTATCTTATTAGTCTCTGTTGGGGCATTGATATCTGGTATGGCTTATGTTATATTTGCGTTAATTATTTCCCAATAAACATTATGAAAAAACCCTTTCAGCTTTCGAAGCATTTTACTTTAGATGAGATGACACGTTCCATGGTAGCGTCACGTAAAGGAATTGACAATACACCAGGGGCCGGGGAGATAAAAAATTTAGGAAACCTCTGTTACGAGGTCTTAGAGCCCGTTAGAGCACACTTCGACAAACCTATAAGCATTAGCTCAGGATACCGCTCAGAAGCGCTGTGTGAGGCTATAGGGAGCAAAAAGACATCACAGCACGCACTTGGATGCGCGGCGGACTTCGAAATCAATGGTGTTCCAAATATTAAGCTGGCTTACTGGCTGACTAACAATGTAGACTTCGATCAATGTATTCTTGAGTTTTATAAACCCGATGATGGCCAAGCTGGATGGATTCATGCGTCTTATGATGAGAAAGGATCAAACAGAAAACAAATTCTTACCTTTGACGGTAAACAATATTCTGAAGGTCTCCCCGAGATGAAATGGGAAGGCGGCCAAGCCGTAGACTAAATCCAATCCTTAAGGGGTTCCCCCATAATCTGACTAGCAATATTAACTTTCTTTTTTAAAGCTTTGACAATCCTAGCATCAACTGTGTTCTCACAATATATATCGACGTATGTCATTGGATATTTCTGACCAATACGATCTATCCTTGCTTCTGATTGCTGTCTTTTCTCAAGATCATAACCATTAGAATAATATATCATAGTGCTAGCTGCAGTTAATGTAATACCATAACCACCTGTCTGTGTAGTACCAATAAAGTATTTCACATTTGAATTAGGGTCCTGGAATTTTTTTATATTTTCCTGACGGTCTTTCATAGGGGTCAATCCGTAATAATCGACGAAACTTTTTTCGCCAAACTTTTTCGATATCTCCCGGATTATCCTATTAACATCTCTTTGCCAATGGGCCCATATAACAACCTTACCTTCTATTTCTTCGAGTACACTCATTAGTTCGGGTAATCTGTTTGAGTCTACATCTTGAATGCTCCCATCATCAGCTGTAAAGTGGCCACAAGTAATTTGTTGTAATCGCATAAGCTGAGTCATAACGGTAGCAGTAGTCATCATCTTACCGTCCATTTGTGCAAGAGCTAAATTCTTCATTTGTAAATAAAGCTTATTTTGATCAGGGGTTAATGTAACTATACGTTTAATAAAAGTTTTTTCTGGTAGATCTAAACAATCATCTTTTAATACTCTATAAGAGAAAGGTTTTAATTTTTCTGAAAGTTCTGGAAGATGTTGATAACCCGTGACTATTTGTACGGACTTACCACCAAAATTAGCCGTATTCATAACGGCATATCTAGTTCTAAAAGTATAATAAGAGGAATGTCCTAATAGTTCTTTTTTAAGAAACTCACATTGTTTATATAAATCAAGAGGAGACTTAGTAACTGGAGAGCCGGTTAATATTCTTTTATAGGGGGCATAATCAGCAAGAGAACATATATGTTTAGTCCGTTTAGCATCTGGGTTTTTAATAGTCGTAGACTCATCAATTGCCATCATAGTTCTGTGGCATCTTAAAAACTTAGCTGCAAACTCTACCCCTTTTTTAGTAGAGAAGGCTTCTACATTCATCAAAAGAATGTGTAAATCTTCTCCTGGTGCAAATAGTTTATCTAATTCTTTTTGTTGTGTCTTATTAATCATGGCTTGCCATAATACAGACGTGTATTCAATATGATCGGGTAAGTGTGCAGGAATTTCTCCATCATACCAGTTTTTATAAACACCTTTGGGTGCCACAATTAGAACACCATTGATTTTACCGGCGTCGTATAACATAGCAATGTTATCCAGTAATACTTTTGATTTGCCTGTACCCATTTCCATAAAGTAAGCAAAGTAAGGTTTTTCCCATGAAAGCTCTAACGCTTTTATTTGATGAGCATAAGGCTTGGTCTTAAATTTATAGTTCATAATTTTTCTTCTTTCTGTATTGACATCTTTTATAGAACATATTATATATATTGTCAATGTCAGAAAGTATGAAATACGAAGAAATAAAAAATAATTATAAACCTACGGTTTATGTATTACAGGAGTTGCCAGGAACTAAAGCTGGTGCACCTAAAATAAATATTATGAGTGCGAGTAAATACGGTGAGTTTAAATTTTTACTTCCAGAATTTTCACAAATAATATTTTCACCGGGACCGTTAGTATTTAAACTTAGAAATCTTTTAAAAGACTACACACTTAAAGATTATTTATTACTTACAGGTGATCCTGCTATTATAGGTGTTACGTGTTCTATAGTTTCCGACATGACTAACGGAAAATACAATCTATTAAAGTGGGACAAACAAGATAGAATGTATTATCCAATTTCAATTAACTTATACGAGAAAGGAAAAATACAAGATGAGTAATATAAATTTTGAAGAGGACCAAAGAAAAGATTTGGACTCAGTAAATGAGGCGGGTAGCTTGGCCGATCAAGTTGTTAAACTACAAAAACTAGAAGAAGAACTTTTAGTTAAAGATGGAGAATTAAAGGAACTAAAAAGAAAAGTTGATTTAGTTTCAGCAGAGGTAATTCCTACGATGATGCAGGAAATGAATATCTCTACATTAAAATTAGCAGACGGTACTTCAGTTGAAGTTAAACCCGTCTACGGAGCTTCTATCCCAGTTGACAAGCGGGAAGAAGCTTACACATGGCTTCGTGAGAACGGCCTAGGGGATCTTATCAAAAATGAGATAACCGTTGCTTTTGGACGTTCCGAAGATAACAAGGCACAGCAATATGCTGTCCTTGCGCAAGGTCAAGGGTATGAACCAGTCCAGAAATTAAAGGTTGAACCCATGACACTTAAAGCATTAGTTAGGGAGCGTATCGAAAATGGACTTGATATGCCCTCTGACTTATTTAACCTGTTCACAAGCAACAGAACAAAAATAACAAGGAACAAATAATCATGAATGAAGTAGCACAAAAAAAGAACGCAGGTCTTCCAGCAGCAGGTATGTTTGAAGATGATGCAGGGAAAGGTTTAGGCAATATAAGTCAAAAAGACTTAGCTTTACCCTTTCTTAAAGTACTCGTACAACTGTCTCCGCAAGTAAATAAAAGAGATGGTAAGTACGTAGAAGGAGCAGAACCTGGAATGATTTTCAATTCAGTAACTGGAGATTTATACGATGGAGTAAAAGGCATTGATGTTATACCTTCATTTTATAAACTAGAGTATGTTGAATGGAAAGATAGAGGAGAAGGACCTGGTGCACCAGTAATGGTACATGATGCTTCCTCTGATATCATGTCACAAACAAAACCAGATGCTAACTATAGAGATAGATTACCTAATGGTAATTATATTGAAAAGACAGCGTCTCACTTTGTGATGATCACAGGAGATACTCCATCAACGGCATTAATTTCTATGACTCGTACTCAATTAAAAATTAGTAGGAAATGGAATTCAATGATGTCTGGTATCAAGCTAAAAGGTAAGAACGGTCTATATACACCGGCATCTTATAGCCACATTTACAAACTAAAGACTACACCAATGTCTAATGATAAAGGTAATTGGTTTGGTTGGGAAGTTAGTAAATTAGGCCCAGTCACCAACGCTGGTGATTATCAGCAAGCTAAAGAATTTTCGGCAAACGTTTCTAAAGGAGCTGTGAAAGTAAAACACGGCGAAGAGAAACCTGCAGAAAGTAAAAGCATTATATAATCCCCTCGGGGTATGTGCACAGTGTGGGCCGGGTGGGAGACTGAACGGTCCACATAGACAGTATAGTTATGGAAAAAAAGTATATAAAAATATTTGAAGGATATCGTATGGGCTATGGTACAGCTAATCTTAAAAATGCTGAACGTGATCCCGATAGTGGAAAACTCAAACTTAAAAAAGGTGATTATCTTTGGAACCATGAAAAACTTACTGATCAAATTTATGAAAATCATTTAAATGGGTCCCTGTCAATTGGTGTTCAACCATGTAACGAAAATTCAGAAGCACGATTTGGAGTCATAGATGTAGATCCAAAAAACTACGCTGACTTTGATAAAAAATTTATTATAGATAAGATTCAAGAATACAAACTACCTCTAATACCTGTTCTATCTAAAAGTGGCGGACTACATTTATATTTATTTATGAATGAGTTTGTTTTAGCTACTTTAATAGTTTCTTTTTTAAGTAATCTACTTTCATTATTTAAACTAAAACCCAATTGTGAAATATTCCCTAAGCAGACCCAATTGACTAAGGATCCGGAAACAGGGACAATAAAGCCTGGTCAGTTTATAAACCTACCTTATTTTAAAAAATCAGAAAGACTAGCAATCAATCTGGATGGCATACCTTTTACCTTCGAACAATTTATTCAAGTAGTAGAAAGTAATATGGTTAATGTAGAAGATTTAAAAAACATTACAGAAAGTATAGAAAATAAAGATTTAGAGGGTGTAGACGAAGAATTTGACGATGGCCCTCCATGTCTAGCTCATCTTAGCAAGATAATGAAGAATCCCGGCTTTGATGGCAAGGACCGGTTTATGTATAATTATCATGTATTTGTGAAGATGAAGTACGGAGATAACTGGCAACAAAGGGTCATGAATGCACCAGTAAAATATTTTGAACCCACCCATGCAAATGCATGGGACAAGCAGACTTTGAACGCTAAAGTGAGGTCATGGTCTAAATCTGAAAAAGGTTATACGTGTACTCAAAGCCCCCTTAGCGATCATTGTAAAAAAGGAATATGTGTTAAAAAGAAATTTGGTATACTTGCAGGGTCTAAAGGATCTTATCCTGTATTAACTAATCTAAGAAAAATAGATATTGAACCAGATCCAGAATACGAATTTGATGTAACAAAACCAGACGGCATAGGAAAAGCAACAGTATATTGTAAAACAATTGAACATGTTACAGACCAACGTAGGCGTAGAAACTCCATAGCAAGAGCCGCAGGTTTTCCACCACCAATAATAAAAGGACCAGAAGACCAGACAGTTTTAGAAGCTCTTTTTGAGACACAAACAGTAGTAAGTCCTCCTATAGGAACTTCACCTAGGGAAAAATTACATGATGTATTACATGCAAAAATTAATGGACCTAAAGCCATGAATGATTCAAGTTTTAAATCCGGAACTGTATTGATTGAAGAAGGTTATGCCTATTTTAGATTCGAAAAATTTTATGACAAACTGAAATCTAAAAACTGGAAACACTCGGAAGACAAAACTGGAGTCATGATGAAAACAAACTATAAAAAATGTGACATACAGTTCTTAGAACAAAAAAGATTTCCAACAAAAGAAAAAGGTAAATACAATACCCCCACAAAAAACATTGTTATGATTAGTATTCAAGAATTTGAAGACATAAGAATTAACCACACTCTAGTAGAACATAACACGGAGATAATGTAATGGCAGCTAAAATGGATTTAATAACCATGGTTTTATTCACAGCATTTTGGATATATCTACATTTAGGACCAGCATTATGAGCACTAGAAAAATATACGGGCCTCCGGGAACAGGGAAAACAACTAGATTAATTAACTATGTAAAGACTTTAGTTAAGTTTGGCACACCCATTGATAAGATTGGTTACTTTGCTTTCACAAAGAAAGCAGCAGAAGAAGCTATTGATAGAATGCTCGCAGCATTTCCCAAATACTCTCAAAAAGATTTAAAATATTTTAGAACTTTACATTCGTTAGCCTTTACAGAACTGGGTATGAAAAAAAGCGAAGTCATGCAAGACGAACACTACGAAGACATCGGTAGAAGTATAGGGATAGAAGTTACAGTTTATTCCAATGGAGATGAAAAGACAGGGTTTGTAGATTCAGACAGCGAATATTTTAACATTATCAATGCCGCAAGGATCAAGGAAAATACAATAGAAGAAGAATATAATACAGATATGTATTCAGAGGACATCGATAAGCACCAATTAAAAATTTTAAAAGATGAAGTAGATAATTATAAACAAGCTTACGGTTTGGTAGATTTTACCGATATGATCGAAAAATTTAATGTGTCCGAATTGTGTCCGAAATATGACGTAGTATTCATTGATGAAGCACAGGATTTATCCCCAATACAATGGAGAATGTACGATATATTAAAGAAAAACTCTAAACATATTATCTTAGCTGGTGACGACGATCAAGCAATTTATGGCTGGGCTGGTGCAGATGTTAAACGATTTCAAGGTGAACCTGCAAAAGACATTATTTTGCCACAATCATACAGGATTCCAGAAAAGGTACAGGATATAGCTAATTGTATTTTAAATCGAATACCTGACGACAGAAGAATTAAAAAAAAATGGTCCCCCAGGCCCAAACAAGGTTATGTAGAATATATAACTTCAATAGAAGACGTTCCTTTACATTCCGGAGACTGGTTAGTACTCGGAAGAACAAATTATAGACTCAAGAATTTAGTACCGGAGTTAAAAGAAAGAGGGTTGTATTTTGAAATAAAAGATAGGAAAAGTTACAGGACCCGACTGTATAAGTCAATAAGAAATTACACACGTTGGACTAATGGCGATCTACTATCGTTATCAGAATGTAAAGATTTATTTGAATTTCTAGAACTGGATAGAGAATTAAAAGAAGAACGTATGTATGATTTAAAAGAATTTGGTTTTAGTTTTACAGATAATTGGTACCAAGTATTTAAGGCTGACCCTGAAGAATGCTTATACATAAGAGAAATGTTACGTAATGAAGAAGACTTATCCAACGATGCCAGAATAAAACTATCTACCATACACGCAGCTAAAGGTGGGGAAGCTACCAATGTTTTAATTATTTTAGATAATACTAAAAAAATAAGAGAAGCAATTGAAAAAAACCAAGACAAGTACGATGAAGAACAAAGAGTTTGGTACGTAGGTGTTACTCGTACAAAACAAAACTTATATATAATGGCTGCAAAAAAGGAGGACAAAGGTTATGACATCTAAGGCATACGACAAACAAATTGGTGGATCACATTATCAGAAGTTTAAAATTCAACCAAGTAAATTTGTAGTTGAAAATGAGTTGCTTTTTCCAGAAGGCTGCGTTATAAAATACATCTGCCGTCATAGGCTGAAAGGAAAGAGACAGGATTTGGACAAGGCTATTCACTTTATAGAAATGATAATTGAAAGGGACTATGGAACCAGATAATCATATACCATCTTACATGGGGCTGTTCACATGCCTATTGATTCTTTGTTACCTAACATTATGAAAATACCTACGTTTAGTGCTCAAACAGAATGGGTAATACCCGCAGAATTTCCTGACCTAAGACAGGTTGATGAAATTGCAATTGATTTAGAAACAAGAGACCCGGACTTAATTAAAAAAGGATCAGGAGCCATTATTGGTAATGGAGAAGTAATAGGGATAGCTGTAGCAACATCTAATTACAAAGGGTATTTTCCAATAGGTCATCACGGTGGTGGCAATATGGAGAAGAAGAAAGTTTTAGAATGGTTTCAAGATATTTTAAATACAACTGCTACAAAAATATTTCACAATGCAATGTACGATGTATGTTGGATCAGAGCCATGGGTTTAAAAATTAATGGCATGATTGTAGACACAATGATAGCCGCAGCTGTGACTGATGAAAATAGATATAGATATGATCTTAACAGTTTATCATGGAAATATAATGGCTATGGTAAGAACGAAGCCGGTCTTAGTGAGGCCGCAGCTGAATGGGGAATAGACCCTAAGTCTGAAATGTATAGACTACCCTCACTTAATGTTGGTGCTTATGCCGAAAGGGATGCAGAAGCCACGTTTGCTTTATGGCAAGAGATGAAGAAAGAAATTATATCACAAGATTTACAATCAATTATGGAATTAGAGACAGATTTATTTCCATGTCTAGTTGACATGAGATTCAAAGGTGTACGAGTAGATGTTGAGAGTGCACAAAAACTTAAGAAAACTTTAATAAAAGAAGAACAGGATATACTAACTGCAATAGAAAAGGAAACCAATATTAAACCCCAGATTTGGGCCGCGAGCAGTATAGCACAAGTCTTTGATAATTTAAAGATACCATTTGAAAGAACAGAAAAAACAGATGCACCAAGTTTTACCAAGAACTTCTTACAAGAACACAGTCATCCTGTTGTTAATTTAATTGCCAAAGCAAGAGAAGTCAATAAAGCTCACACTACTTTTATCGATTCTATTCTACGTTATGAACACAAAGGTAGGATCCACGCAGAGATTAATCAACTTAGAAATGCTGCTGGGGGTACTGTAACAGGAAGATTCTCTTATCAGAATCCTAACCTGCAACAGATTCCGGCACGGAACAAAGACCTAGGCCCTAAGATTAGAGCATTATTTATTCCAGAAGAAGGTTGTAAGTGGGGTTGTTTTGATTACTCACAACAAGAACCAAGATTAGTTGTTCACTATGCATCTTTATATAAGTTGCCATCAGTATATGATGTTGTCGATTCGTATAATGATGATGCTGGCTCAGACTTTCACAAGACAGTGGCCGACATGGCCGAGATACCTAGAACACAAGCCAAGACAATTAACTTAGGATTATTCTATGGTATGGGTAAAGCTAAACTTCAAGCAGAACTTGGTGTTAGTAAAGAAAAGGCTACTGAATTATTTAATGCGTACCATGCAAAAGTACCCTTCGTTAAACAACTGATGGAGAAAGCTTCTAACAGAGCACAGGACCGGGGACAGATAAGAACTTTACTTGGAAGGTTATGTAGATTCCATTTATGGGAACCGAATAGTTTTGGTATGCATAAAGCCATGACTCATGAAGATGCACTCCAGGAACATGGACCGGGGATTAAAAGAGCTTATACTTACAAAGCTTTAAATAAATTAATTCAAGGAAGTGCGGCGGATATGACTAAGAAATCTATGTTGGACCTGTATAAAGAAGGTATTATACCACATATTCAAATACATGATGAGTTATGTGTATCCATAGAGAGCGATTCTCAAGCTAAAAAAGTTATTGAGATTATGGAAAATGCTGTTAAGCTAGAAGTACCAAATAAAGTCGATTACGAATTTGGTACAAACTGGGGGGACATTAATGATTAATGAAATTAAACTTAAAGTACAAAAATTTTGGTTAGACCATAGCCTGTGCATTATTAGCGCGGCCGTTGGCTTTATAATTGGGGCTATACTTTTTTAGTAAAGGATTTTATGCCCTATGAAAAAAATTATAAAATATATTGGTAAAGTTCTTTGTTGGCCATTTAAAAAAATTGGCGACTGGTTAGCAAGTGGTTTACCTAAGGGAAAAGATGACTGAACGATTTTGTAAAAAATGTAATAAAATATGCCACTGTCCAAACGCAGAAGGTGAATGCACCAACTGTGAATGTAATAGTAGAGAAGAGGATAAAAGTTTTGAAGACGAAGGTGGTGTTGTAATAGATGACACAGGAGAATGCGAAAGCTGTCAATAATGAAAAAATTACTATTAATACTATCACTACTTGCATTTACTTCGTGTGTTGCAGTAGGACCTAGATGTACTTACACACAAGATGGAACTAAACTATCTTCTTGGATTTGGTTTACAAAAGAAATACCGGTAGACTTAAGCAAAGATAACTGTAACTAATGAGAGTATCAGATAACACGGCAATTTCTATGCCGATGAGAAACCTCCTTTCAATTTTGGCCGCAGTGGCTATCGGCGTCTGGGCATATTTTGGAATCATTGAACGGATCAACTCAATAGAGAATGACAATGTTTTAATGAAAAAAGATTTAGATCAAGCAGTTGAATTTTCCATCAAATGGCCTCGGGGAGAATTAGGAAGTTTGCCCGCAGATTCTGAGCAATTTTTGTTGATCGAAAGTTTATTATCTGACGTGGAGTACATCCAGCTAGAAATTAAAGAATCAAGACACAATGCAGTTAATATTTTAAGACTACAAAAAGATGTAGATAAAATTTTAACAGGGATAGAAATTCTTAAAGACAAAGTAAGAAGTAATGGTAATAGCAAAGAGCATTAATGAAAGAAAAATTATTAAAAATTACAGAAAAAATTACCACTTGGCATGTAAGATTGTTTGAGTATCTAACTCTAAAATCTAAAACTAGTATTTTATTTACATGGCTATTAGTTTTTATTTGTTTGTATGAAATTTTTGAACATATTGTTATACCATTAGCTTTAATATGGTGGGGACTTAGTTAATGACTGAGGTAGTAGTAGCTCTTTTAATGCTGGTTAATAATGAAATTAAAGAACATAGAATACAGCCTAGTATGTCTGCGTGTTTAAAAGGAAAAAGAATCGCCAACAGAGTTTATAATGAAAATGTACAGTATACTTGTATTAAATCTTTGGCTGAAACAGAAATTTATTTAGGTGAAAAAAGTATTAAAAAGCTTATACTAGAGTAATGAATAAAGAAAAAACATTTGAATTTAAAGCAGAACTTGTTAACGGACAATGTCCTACTTGTAATGCCTATACAACTTTGGTTGGCTTAGCACACGATTTTTTTAGATGTATGAATTGTGGTTCTGATTTACAGCAACATGTAAATGGAAAAATCAGTTATTTACCTATCATGACAAGACGTACTGATGGTGGTGTCCCTTTTGTTAAAGGCTGGAAGTGAAGAAGGCCAAAGGCGCCGAATATGCACCCCGTGACCAGCATAAAAAACGTCCCGGGAAACATAAAAAATCTCGTTCAAAATCAGAGAAATTAAATAATCGACATAAGAAATATCAAGGCCAAGGCAGGGGTTGACAGACCTCTTATAATATCCTATATTAATTTATGAAAAAACTAACAATAACAAGTAAAGACATCAGCCATAAACAATGGTCCAATCTTATATTAGAATTAAATCTAATTAAAAAAGCCTGGCAACCTTATGCAAGTTTAGAGATACAGGCACCAGGAATCAGGAAAATAATAGAGTTCGGGACCAAAGCATATGATACAAAAGGCGGTTAGTGGATTTAATTATTCTACATGATGATCTCTATCATTTAATTGAAGTCACAAAAGAAATGGTTGATGGTGAAGTTTTTAAAAACTGTCTTGATCTGTGTGATATAATAAGAGAAAAATTAACAAATTATAACGAAGAGATAAACAGACATCTTTTAAAAGATGGCAGCGTATTCTTTGGATGCATTTGTAATTAAATAATGTGTTCAACTTTACAGGTAAATTTAGTGAAAGCTTTTGTTTTATTAACCCATTTTCTATCAAATCCCGCTATCAAATTAAGAGAGTAATCATAAGCATAAACCATACAACTATAATGGTCATTAAATAGAACCGTTGGAGTAGGGATGACACCACATTGGTTTCCAGGAATACCACTGCATAAGTACATAATTAACATAATCTTAGTCACTTTTTTCTTGACACCTATTGTATTTTATGAGAATAATCCCATATTAAATTAATGAAAGGAAGGAGTATATCATTATGACGGATATAACAAAATATAAAAATGTATCTTTAAAGCATGTAGATTATGATTTAATAGATAAGATAAGAAAAGTAATGGTGCCAAATGCAATTTTGAGTAGATCACAAACTATAAGTATTTTAGTGAATGAGAAAGCGAGGAAATTAAATGGCAAAGCCAAAGCTTAAAATAATTTGTCCAGCTTGTAAGGGAAATGGTTACATCAGAGTACCTTATAAATTAACAAAAGAAGAAGTTACTGCCCAATGTGGAGTATGCGATAGCCAAGGAGAAATTGATGCGGATAAAGTTGACGATATTATTGTTGATTCTGACGGTTTGCACCGCTTGCACTGAGTTTGCTATGTTGAGTTCGGGCACAGGAATTGCCATAAGCCATAACGCTTATGCAAAAGCTTATAGTGGTATGGATTTTCTAACTATTATAAGTACAGAAAAGGATATTAAAACACATATCTATCACAACTTAAAGGAAAGAAATAATGCTGATCGATGAGGATATGAAAAGGATCGTAGAGGATAGGGGACCTGAGGATTTGACACTTCAAATTGAGATGTTAACTAAACAAAAAGAATACATGCAGAAGAAATGCAGGGAAGCAGGTGGGGCTATATTAGATTTAGAGTTTCAAGTGCAGACTCTTAAAAAAGATATTGATAGACTTGCTGAAGAAAATTCAAACTTAAGAATAATGATGAAAAAATGAACACTAATTTAAAATTAGATATATCTTACATAGCCGGACTCTTTGATGGGGAAGGCAGTATCTATTATAAACAACTAATGGAAAAAAGAAAAACTAGAAAAAATCCAACTAAGGTGTGGAAGATAAGAATGGAAATGTCCATGACGGATAAAAATATTATGGAATTAGTTCATGAGACTTTGGGGTGTGGCACTTTGAAGGAACGTAGATTTTTAAAACCTTATGCTAAGAACTGGAAAAAACAATATCGTTGGCAATGTTCTCATAGAGATGCCTTATATGTATGTAAGTTATTATGGCCACATGCGGTTGTTAAATTACATAAGATAGAACAAATTATAGATCACTATGAACCCGATATTCAAGACCTTGGGGATAACGTAATTGATCTAGCACTAGAACGAGAGAGACAAAGAAAAGGAATATGAATAAAATTTTTATAATTATATTTGGAACACTAACATTGGTTACATTATTTAGTGTCTACATGCTGGTGGTGGTACTATGACCAATAAATATTTTATAAATTATTTTTCAAAGTCTGATGGCAAGAAAATTAAAAGACCTTATAATCCGCACTCTGAAAAACAACATGAATTCATAGCAGGCTCAGGCAATCTTTGTAAAAGATACTGGGATGAGAGTAAAGATGGGCTCCGGACAGCTAATGCCCCATGGACAATCACGGTTAGGAAATGATCCAAACATCTTTTTTTCCTGAACCAGAAGAAATATTTATAGATCCAAATGGTTTAAAACCTAAAAAATTAGAAGAAGTTATAACAGATCAAAACATACCAAAAGATACTTATATAATTTATCCATCGGGAGGTTCTCATCCTTTTTATGGGGTCCCCAATACTTTTCCTATATATCAAAAAAAAATATGGCCTTGTGTTAAAAGAATTAAATACACAGAACATGGAAAAAAGAGCAGAGGTAGGAGCCGTGATAAATCACAACTTAATTGTGACTTTAAAAGTGGTTATCCTAGAATAACTTTTCAGTTGGGATTCAAAGACCAAAATGGCGTCGAGGCATGTTGGGATGGTACGATTCATAGAATAATAGCTTTGGCTTATATCCCTAATCCAGAAGAAAAGAAAAATGTTATGCACCGTAATGATGACAAAACAAACTTTCTTATTGAGAATCTGAAGTGGGGAACTTCTCACGAAAATAATAAAGGATCTCTTTGTAAACGTCCAGATACCATGGAGGATAAATATCATAATATGGTGCTACAGGGGATTATAAAAGGATGAAAATTAAACATAATGACTGGGGTGGGGTCCGTGAAGAGTCTAAAGTGATCGAATACTTTGCTGATAAATGGTGTAAGGATAATGGTTATCCTGTTCAAAAACGAAGATGGGTATATAGTGGAACCTGGACACAAATTAAAAAGGAGGAAAATGATTGATGATATAGTAATAATATATGGGAAAATAAAAAGAGTGTAAAATGATTAAATATTTTTTAGAAAAAATTTACCATTATTCATCATCCTTGAATTCATGGTCATGGCAAAAATTATACTGCAACAGGGACAAGGGGTATGGCTACAAAAAAAAATAATTGGGATGGTAAATCCAGACCTTCAGATGATCTGTACCGAAAAAATTATGATGAAATTTTTAAAAAAAATCTCGAGGGAACAGTTATTAATGTTGAAGAAAGTTTTATCTCTAAAGATTTCTTAGATCAAGCCGAGAGGGAGAAAAAAGAGTTAGAAGAATCTTACAAGGAATCTAAACGACAAACAAGGGAAAGGACGAAACCGTTAGCAAGCTTTAGTAAAGATTTACAGGAAAGTATTCATAAAAGAACTTACAAAAGACGTAAAGAACATGCAACAGATATGTCTTATGAGAATGAATCTAAAAAACCATGAAATATAAATTTAAAGTTACTGAAGATGGTAAGCCTGAGGAAGAAAAAGAATCAATGTCTTTTAAAAAATTACTAAAATCTTTAGTCACTCCAAACCCAAAATGGACAGGTTTCTTGTCTTATGACAATAAGAAAGGAAGAGCAGTTACGCATAGTATTAAAGATGGTAAAAAAATTTAATAAAAAAAGAAATCCTCTTGTACGTCAGCTTAGAAACTGGTATCAAAGGATTGTTAAGAGTAAAAAATTATATAGCAGAAAGAAATTTCACCCAAGAGCAATAGACGGCTATGGAGAATAAATGAAAATAAATAAATTATACCAATATCCTAAGTCTATGCGGTCAGTTATAAATGGTGGCAGGCATTATGATATAGGTGGTAATAAGTTACCAAGTGTGACGACTATCTTGTCAGCGTGTCAGTCTCCGGAGAAGAAGGCGTCCCTTGATGCCTGGAAAGCGAGACTGGGTGCAAAGGCTGCTGATGAAGTGAGAGATCTTGCTGCAGCAAGAGGGACAGCAATGCATACCTATCTTGAACACTACCTAGATGGAAAGGGTTATAAAGACCTAACACCCCTGGGTCAGCATGCAGAAAAGATGGCGCATAGAATCATAGAATCAGGGCTCGGGGACCTGGAAGAGTTGTGGGGCCTTGAGACAACATTATATTACCCGGACCTGTACGCAGGCGCAACTGACGTTGTAGGAATCTATGATGGTCAACCGGCTATTGTTGACTTCAAGCAAAGCAATAAACCAAAGAGACGTGAATGGATTTTAGATTATTTTGAACAGCTAGGGGCATATACAATGGCCCATAACCAGGTATACGGGACCAAGATCCAGTCTGGAGTCGTTCTAATGTGCACGAAAGATTTTTTGTTTCAGAAGTTTGAAGTATCGGGAAGAGACTTTGTTAAGCATCAACATGCTTTCTTGCGCAAATGTGATCAATATTACAAGAATAAACCCAAAGAAGAATAAAATTGTAACCAGACCAATCATCAAATAGTACAGTAAATTAGCCATTTTTTGCAATTGTAACCATTGTAACCATTTTTTCAAGTATTTTTACTTTTTATTTTTTTTTTTTTTAAAAACCGGTTACAAAGGGTACAAAAGTTAGAAGTGTTTAGTACCAACACTTAATCGCTCAAATTTGTACCCTGGAGCAAGATACAATTGGATACAAAAGATACAATTTTTCCAGAAGTGTTGATTAAGTAGGCTCATTTAAGCAACTTCTCATATTATGAGACAATAGAGCACACTGTGATATAAATATCACAATAGTGTGACATAAATATCACACATATCAAATAAGCTAGCAATACCAACAAACTAAGGGATGTTTTAAAAAAGTTCTTATGCGTTTTAAGAATAGAAAATATCTGAGAGAGTGCTATACAGTTACAAATGAAATCCAAAAATAAATCTAGAAGAATAAACAGCTACACTAAACCTAAGACTGTAAAACAGTTTGTTAAGTTTCCTTACAAGCGTGTACGTATAGACTGGATTGATATCATAACTGAGGGCGGTTGGGGTACAGACAAAGAATTTAAAAATATGAAATTAGCTACACCTGTAAGTGAAGGTTGGTTGTTTAGTAAAGATGCTGAGACTGTTAGAATATTTGCAGGTTATGATGTTGAAGAAGATGGATCAATTCACTTTAGTGAGCGTTCTGTCTTCCCTACTTCTTGCGTGAAGAAGATGACTCGGATTCATTAACTTTTTTCTTCGATGTTATCATAACCGGGTTAGCGTCTAATCTATCTTTTTGTAACTCTTTAATACGTTTAATCTCGTCTAATTTTTCTGATTTGGTTAAGTCATTTAAGTTTCCATGTATATGTATATCCATAAACTGTCCTGTTGCTTTACCTATTAAGTTCTCGAAACCTAATGCTTTCTCAATCTTACCTTGATCTACTAATGTTTGAGATAAGACTTGTTGTCTTCTCACATAGTTATTTTTTGTAACAGTAAACGATCTATTAACTTCATTGGATCTAGATTGTAAATATCTTTGAATCTTTGGTAACTGGATCAGTCCGGCCGCTTCTTGAGCTGCTGATTTTTCTGCATACCCTGCTTTTATAGCCGCTTCTTTTCTAGTAGTTCTGCCCTCATTCATTATAAGATACTCACAAAATCTACGTTGCATCTCAGTAAGTTCAGTTGGATAGGCTGCCTTCTTTTTAACAATTTCTTGACTCATAATAGCTTTATATATAATATCATATGAAAAGCAATAAATTATGAGAACCGAAGGAAGAGCCTTTAAAGCATTTTTAGAGAAGTTTTTTAAAGAGCCTGTATGTCAATATGCCCGAGTACAAATAGAGTTGCCTAATGGTGAGTTCTATGATATTAGCGGCGCAAAGCTTTTAGAAAACAGAGTTATTGGCAGCAAAGACACACACAGATTAGTCCTTACTTGCGAAAAACCCGTCGAGTCTATGGGTAAAATTATTGGAAAACTCTAACAGGGTTAACCGATGCAATTAGAGAAGGATTTGTGGCGTGAGCTTAAAAGAATTAAAAGTAAAATTATATGGACAAGGCTTGAGAATCGCTGTTTATTCGGTACTCCTGACATATTGGGGTATAATCCTAACGGCCGCTTTTTTCTTGTAGAGTTAAAGTTAACAAAAGTTAATAAAGTACGTCTATCACCCCACCAAATAAGCTTTTTTGTACGTCATCCAAAAAATTCATTTGTCCTCGTTGCCGGTTCCCCGAACCCGGAGCTTGTGCGCTTGTACCCTGGATCAGGGATACTGGAGCTTGTGGCCTCCGGCTTGAAGCTTGAACCCTTAGCCGTCGGGCTTGAAGCCTCGGTAGGTTGGTTCGAAAGCTTGGGCGCTTGAGAGCTTGAGGCCCGGATCAGCATCTTTTAGAGCTTTCATATGACGTTTGTTATATTCTGCTTCACTGATGCCTTCAAAGCTGGCATTGTTATCTTGTGGCTTGAGGCCCGGACCAGGTGAACGCCTTCCAGCCTCCGTCGAGTCTCCTCGGCTAATTACCTGATCCGATTTATTACGCTTGCGTAATTCTTTATAATATTTTGGGTGTCTGAACATCTTTTAATTTTACCTTGGTTATGCCTAAGAACCTGAGCTGCGAGCTGGACAGGGTCCGACCTTTGTTAATATTTAAAAATGATTCAGGGCGCATACAGTGCCCATCCCTGGATCTATATAAAAAAGTATATTTTGTTTTTTTAATGTTTACCATATGCAATATTTTTAATATTTGAGCTCCAACAGTTCCGGCAATCTCCACACTGGCCGCCCTGATGGGGTGCCGGGCACGTGGCGCCGCTGGTAACTACCGTTGATGTATTGTCCCAGCTTCCTGCTGCCGGCTGGTCTACCATCGTCATTGATAATCTAACAATTAAATTTTTTGGACAGTCTTTTAAATGGTCCTTTATCCAGGCTTCCCGGGTTGGCATCCAGTGCTGGACCGTTGGCGTTAGCTCGCAAACTTTAAAAATTTTTTCTAGATGATTAAGATCCTGGACGTCGCCGGCGTCATGCCATCTAAATACTTTAAGCTTGCTGACTCGCTCGCTATTGATCACCGTAGCCATGGCTTCCACCCATCGCGGGTGTTGTAATGACTTGAGTCTTTTATATTGTGATTTTTTAATTTCTGGGAATCTTGTGTAATTGCCTTTCATGGCATAACAGCCGAAGCACACCGAGCCCGGGACCTTGGCCAGCTTGCCGCCGGTCTTGCATTCCCACGCCGGGAGGCCGTACGCGAAGCCAGGCATCTTATCCGGTTGTGATAGTGATATTATTATTTTGTTTGCTTCTTTTATTAACATGTTTCCTTTCTGTTGAATCTTATATTATCCCAGTTCCCTGGACCTGTCAAGCTTGAACGCTTGAGAGCTTGAACGCTTGAGCCTATCCGGGAGGGCCCACCCATCCGGGGGAGCGTTTTCTTTATTCAATTTTTTTATTAAAAGACTCAGGGGCCCGGAGGCCCCCTTCCTAACAGACAGGAATTTTTTATACATGCTCAACTGGTAACCAGTTATCGTCCCGGAACACCTTTAATATTTCTTTTGTATAGATGGACCCGATCTCGTCGAAGAGTCCAACCTCCGAACCTTTAACCAGGACCAGCAATGTGCTGCGGATGCCCCGGCCAACTATTGGAGATTCTTTAACGATGCCGGACACTGGCGGCTGGCTGCCCATGTGAGTGTGTAGGATCTTATCACCTTTTTTTATTTCTCTTATGTTCATTTTTTTTCCTTTTTGTTTGTTATGGTGCTTTGGCAAATTTATCGAGCGGAAAAGCACCAAACGAGCTCAAGCTGTAATCCTATACTATCCCAGGTCCCTTGTCAAGCTTGCTGGCTTGCGGCTTGAAAGCTTGCAGACTTTAGGGAGGGCCCACCCTTTTTTTATATAAAAAAGTTTACAACCAGGAGTTGTGCTACATTGGCGGACTTCTCATTCTAGCTTTGAAGCCATTCCGCAAACGTGAATTGCAACCAATGTTATAGTGGTTTTTATCCCACAGCTAACAACCCTGATCCCAGATCCAAAATTACATGGGCAAACTTTTAAAGGTACCAATTTGCCTTTAACCTTGGATCAGGGATCAGCTTGAACCCTTACATATTATATAAATATGTTTTTTTTCAAATTTTTTCTTTCTGCAACTTGTGGTTGCGTTTTTGTACTGCCAACCACAAGTTAGCTTTAATTGTATTTAAGTTTTTATAAATAAATAGTAATATCTTATATAATCCCATTGACAGTAATGTCAAGATCAATTATAACTTTATTTTAACAAACTAACAAAAAGGATAATTATGACTAGGTTAAGATTAAACCAAGAATACCGAAACAAGATTGCAATTAAGATAGATGACAGATTGCAAATGGAAGATACCATAGAGAAAGAAAGATATACTCAATTAAGAGAGCAAATTAAACCACTTCAAGATAAGACGTGGGAATTAATGTACTCTATTGGTAGAGAAAACTATCCACAAAAAGATGTGGATATGGCAAATTATTTACAGAACAAATACGAGAATGTAAATACTATTGCCCCTGATAGTTGTTTCCATGTTGCTTATCAAGGAGTGCATGAAGAAGATGTGACCGACTATAATGGAAACATTAAAGAAAAAAAAGGTAGTCCTAAAATGATTGAAGAACACTTTGATTTTAAAATCAATGGTTCAATAGATACAGGTAGCAATTCATCATCAAGAGGAAGTGATTTTGGTTATGCTTATTTTAGAGATGAGATGAGAGGCAAAGAGGGATTAAATCCTGATATCAATATCTTAATGCACGACAAAGATAGCAACAATCCATACCAAAGAAAAATTCAAGAGGCCAATGATAAGTTTCTTGGAATGAATTGCGAGGGTAGAGATAATGCAACGAGTTATCAAAAAGAATGGGATAAAAACTATTCTATGGATTTGATTGGTCGTGAGTATTGTAGAGATAGACAGTTGATGA